CCCGCCCCCTGCGCCGAACAACCAAACTTCAAGGTATTTCGCGCCCGCGGGTTTAGTCCAGGTAAAGGTCCCGGAAGTCGTCGCGTCGCCGTAGACTTTTAAATCCGTCCCGCCGCCGCTAGAGATCGCGGACCACGAACCGTTTAGACGACCATAAGTAGTTCCGTCAATCGGTGCTTCGGGAACGCCGGCGGAAGATTGATAGGTCCCATCGGAATAAGTTAGGACACCGCCAGAACCTAGACCAATCGTTAAACCTCCAACTCCTACCGACGCGGCATTAGCCGAAAGGGTCCCGCTAATCGTAAGGTCGGAAACATTCGAAGCCGTCGCGTTATCGTAAAGAGTCGAACCGACCAGGCTAAGAGTTCCGGAGCCGGAGCCACCGCCGGCAGGAACCCATTTAAGGTTAGTTCCGTCGAAGGAAAGAACTTGCCCAGTCGTCGGGACGGTCGAATCGAGAGTCGAAGTAGCGCCATTTGAAAGGGACGAAATCGTTAAGCCGCCGCCGCCACCGGAGGAAATCGCCCAAGTTCCATTATAGCGCGCGTATTGGTTGCCGTCGCTAGGTGCGTCGCCGATGCCGGCAGTCGTTTGGATCGTCGAATCGGGAAAGGTGATTTGCGAGCCGTTAACGCTAAGGCCGGAAACGGTCGAACCGTTGCCAAAGTTTAAAACCCCTTGGTCCAGTTGCGCGAAGTTGTCGGAACTGTCGACGGACTTAATACTCGCGCCGGTGACGGAGAAGGCCGAGGTTCCGTTTAGAAGGGCATAACCCGAAAGGCTACCCGAAGTCAGATAGCCGGCAGGGTTTGACGAAAGAGGGTAATAGGTCGAAGCCGCCGCGCTAACCGTTAGATAGATCGACGCGGATTGAGTCGCCATCGTTCCCAGGCCGAGGTTAGTCCGCGCGGTCGCCGTATTAGCAAGGCCGCTTAGGTTATCGGCTTTCGCTAGGTAATCCGTAGCGGTCGCCGTTGCCATCGTGCCAAGGCCTAGATTCGTTCGGGCCGTAGCCGTCGACGCGAGGCCGCTAAGATTGCCGGACTTAGCGAGGTAGTCGGTAGCCGTCTCGGTTGCCATCGTGCCAAGGCCTAGGTTCGTCCGGGCCGTAGCCGGCGAAGCAAGGCCGCTTAGGTTGCCGGCCTTAGCCAAGTAATCGGCGGTCGAGGCTACCGCCATCGTTCCCAGGCCGAGGTTCGTCCGCGCCGTCGTCGGCGAGGAAACATCCGAAAGGTTATTCGACTTGCCCAGGAATAAAGCCGACGCGCTGGAACCGGTAAGGTAAAGCAAAGCGGCGGCGGCTTGCGTTAGGTAGATTGCCGCGGCTTCGTCCGTTCCGAGGGGGGTATCTAAAACGACCGGTCCTAGCGGGCCGTTATCTACCAGGTCGGAGAGAAGGCTAGCCGTCCCTTGGTAGGCCGTGAAATAACGCGAGCCGCCGACGGCCTCGACTTCGATAGCGACCTCGACCGAATCCGCGCCGTCGAGGAGGGTTTCGGCTTCGACCGTGTTAAAGTCCAGGTCGCCGACCAAGCCGACGAACGAATCTAGGCCGGAGCCGTCGACCGTCCAACCCTCTTGACCAACTCCGAACGGTTGAACTGGGGTCGAAATGTCGAAGATTCCGACTCCGATTTGACGAACGGAAATCGTTTCGGTTAGGGCCGAACTATTGACGAAGCCGGCAAGGGCCGAACCGGAGGAGTCAAAGGGGATAAGGCTAAACGGATAGGTCGTTCCCGCGCTCGACTTAAAGGCTAGGTTATAGGAACCGCCGCGGGCTTCCGCGATCGTAAGGCGGACCGTCGAGTTAGTTCCGTCCCAGGCCGAGACGGTTTCGAGGGTAGCCGAAGCGGAGGGAACCGCGGTCCAGGTCGTCGCGAGGGCGACCGGAACTTGACGGATTCGGAAGAGACGCGCGGGACCGCCGACCGTAGGGGTCGAGGAAATGACCGTCGAGCGGGGGACTAAGGCGGAGGTTTCGAAGGTAAGTTCCGAAGCGGGGTTCGTATCGAACTCGACTCGGTAGAACTCGCCGACCTTGGAGACGGAAACTCCGCCGGCTGAAACAATCGAAGGAAGTTCGTTAAGCGCGGCCTCGACCTGGGCGGCGGTAGCCGTCGCGGAAATAGGGTCGGTAAGGTCGCCGTCGAACTCGACCTTAAAGGTCCCGCTAGTCGGGGGCGTTTCAAGGGGGCCGACCGCTAGGCTAACCGAGGTCGTCGCGTCCAACCAATCGGCGAAGGAAACGGCTTCCGCGGGGAAGGCCGTGTCGCCGGTCAACCGGACCAGGTGCAACTCTACGCGGGCCGTATCGCCGGCGAAGAACCTAACGCGATCGCCGGTTGCGTTAGCGTTAACGCCGGAGAGGAGCCGATTATTTACAGGGTCGACAAAGAAACGATGAGTCGGGCGGGCCATTAACTAACCGCTAAAACTTCCCTAGGGCGGCAAGGTCGCGTCGCATAGGGTCCAAGGCTAGGGACCTATTCGAACCGATATTCTTTCGGGCGGCATAATGGCCCATTATTTGCGAACCGAAGTTTGGGGTTCGACCGTCCCACCGTTCCCAGAAAGCCGACCGCGAAGGGCGTAGGTCGACGCGGGCCGACGCGATCCGGCTAGCGGCTAGGGTAATAACCTGGTCCTCCGGAGCGCGCGAGGTCGTCCGAGAATAGGCGACGGCTAGGGGGTCGATAGCCTGGACCGCCCGCGCGCTTATCCGGTAGCCGCAACCCCAGGCAAAAGGGAGGCCGTCGCGTTGCGCGACTCCGGCTAGGTCGTTATCGGCTTCGAAGAAGTCGGGCCGGTAGAGGAGGCAATCCGAGTCGACCTTTACCAAAGGGCGACCGCCGGCGGAAAGGCGGGCGAACTCGCGGAGAATCCCGACGACCGTTCCGGATTTGTTTAGGTTCCGACCGCGGGGGAAGTCCGAGACGATAAGGCGAACCCCTGGGGGAGGGGTCAATTCGCGGTCCTTCGGTTCGACTAAAACGAACTTCTCCCAGGTATCGGGAACCGATCTAACCGAAAGGCGTAGGAGTTCCCAGTCCCCCGACCAGGAAAGCCAGACGGCGGCGGGATAGGGTAGGGCCATAGGCTAGCGGAAAGGGGGCAAGGCGACCTTTTGTTTAGCCGATAGGCTCAGAGCCAGGGTCGGAACCTTCCGAGTCGTCCGAGGGGTTTCCGTCGGAGTCGATGTCGATTGAGTTCTTAGGCCAGAAAACATCGGAGCGGAGCAACTGTCGAACCGTCACCCCAGGGTTATCCCCTGCCGGCAAGGGGGGTTCCCCCGCGGACGGCTCCGCGACGATCTTAACGACCGCGATAGGTAGCCGGTAAATAACCGAGTCCGCCCATACTTGCCCACCGTGTCGGAACCAAAGTTCCATTTCGCCGCGAGTGACGAACTCCGCGCGGGTTTCGAAGTCGATTGCCCAACAGTCGAACGGCGCGACAAACCGCCCGCTTTCGTCGTCGCCGCGGTTATACCGGAGGACGAAGAAATAAGTTCCTGGGGTGTTCGGGATATAGAACCGCGCGAGGTTCCGGTTATCCAGGTAGGACTTAGATTCGTAGGTGTTCGTTAGGCCTCCCAGGTATTTGACCGTTGAGAGCGCGTCGACGACCTCTTCGCGGGCGAACTGCGGGCGGATAAAATAATCCCCCATAGTTTCCGCGTTAGAGGTCCAAGAGGACTCGCCGCCGGCTACCCCTTCCGCCTGGGAGGACATTCCTAGCGGGCCGAAAATCATTCCCTCTTCTACGAAGAACTCCCATTTACCGACGAACGGAGAGGCCTCGTTAGGGTTGTCCCTCTTCTTCGCGCCGGCAGGAACGCGGCCCAGGCAAATAACTTGGAAAGGGTGCGAGGCTTCGGGGTTGCGTTCGACCGATTCGATAACCGTCCCCCCTTGGAACTCGCGAACCTTCATTCCCGAAGAGGGAACCGTCCGCGATCGGTCGACCTGGTTTGATAGTTTGTTGAAAGCCTTAGCCGACAACTTACCGCCGGCGACAAGCCGCGGAACGCCGGACCTATTAGGCGACGACTTGAAAGGCGACGGCTTCATTTAGATAATTGAAACGGACCGCTTGTTAAGCGCGGGGTTTTCGTGGAAGTAAAGTTGACGGTTCCAACCGCGATCGCCGGACAACTGGACTTCGAACGAAACCTTATAGACTTTGCCGGCGGCGTATTCCTCGAAAGAGACGGAGGTTAAGAGGTAGTTCTTATATTGCGTCCCCTTATCGGGGTCGCCGCTATACGCGGAAACCTCGCGCGCCGGGACTAGTTGGATTCCGCCGAACTTGCCGTCGTTAGAAATATGCGCGAGGTGTTGGCCCAGTTCCAGGTCATTACCTGGGCCGGTCACTTTGACGGTGAAGAAATGACCGCGAATAGTGACCGTCGGTTCGTAATAGGATTTAACGCCGACCAGCCACAAGTCCGGCTTGTCGACTTCGCCGATTTGCGGGAAGGTTTTAAAGGCTCCCTTTTCGAAGCGCGCGCCGTTAAGCGGGGCGAACTCCGTTCCCGCTAGTTTCTTCTTAAAGTCGGGGTGCGTTTCGATAGGCTCCGACGCGACATTCGCGGAAGTCTCGGTTTTAATGTCGGTCCGATCCTGGCCTTCGGTAATCCCAACCCATTCGGTCGAAACCTTGGCATAGCCGGAGGAGCCGAAGGTCGACTCGGCCTTGTGTAGGTAAAGCCTGGGCAACTTCGGGAAGGACATTCCGACCGTAAAGGCGGCTTCAACCGCGGCGTGATCTAAGCCGAAAATAATTTGCGAAGTCAAAAGGCCGGCTCCGTCGTTTGAAACGGTCCAATCCTTTTGCGCTACCGGCTTTCGCAAGCGGTCGCCGTGGGCTTTCCGATATTTAACCGCGCCGACCGGTCGGTTAGTCAGTTCGGAAAGCGGGGACTCGCCGACTTGCGCCGCGCCGAAGGACATTTTTTTGTCAGCCATAAAGAAAGGTTATTCGGAAATAGAGGTCGGGTCGGTCGTATCCCTACCGGCGATAATCTCGACCGCGTTAGCCGTTCGTTCGGTAGCCGAGGCGGTAGCCTGGGCCGCGGCTAGGGCGGGGTCGGTTCCGGTATAGAACCCGCCGCCGCCGCCGACCGCTCCGAGGGAAGAGGACACCGGAACAAAGGCCGAGACGCGACCGGCAAGGTCCTTCTCTCGCGCTTTCTTCTCCGATTCGGCGGCGATTTCCTGGGCGGTTTTCTTATTCGTCCCGCCGGCCTTCGACGCGGCCTCCTTCGTCCGCTTGTTTAGTTCCGCAATCGCATCTTCGCGGCGTTTCTTTTGTCGCGCTTGCGCTTCCTCGTCGCCGTATTGCGCGAGGAGCGGGTCGAACTGTTTATTAATCCCTTCCAGTTGCTTATTATATTCGTCCTTGGAAATCATCCCGGCGTTAAACTGATCGGTCGCAAAGTTGCGGGATTCCGACCGCTGTTTTTTGATATACATTTGCGCGGGAATATCGACGAGCGCGCCGAACTTTCCGAGTAGCCAACCGTAAGCAACCGATAGGCTATTGTTCGTCGCCTTGATTTGGTCGTCCGCGGCCTTTAGCCGCATAACATCGGCTTCCGAAAGGGTAGCCGCCTGGGACATTAGTTGCCGCAAGTTCTCCGAACCTTCGCCTAGGAGCGGGAGAAGTTGACCGCCTAGGCGGTTGCCCAGGATTTCGGTTAACATATTCAACCGCTGGTTTTCGTCGCCTACTTTCGAAAGGCCGTCCGCGATCTTAAAGAGGATTGTTTCGGGGTTCCCGCGGCGAATGTCCTCTAACGAAATACCCAGGGCGGAAAACGCGTCGGTCGCTTTCTTCTCCCCTGCCGCCGCGTCGCCCATTGAAAGTTTGATTTTCTGCAAAGCCTTTGCCGCCGTCTCGATATCCATACCGGTCTGTTCGGCGGCGAACCCGAACCGTTGAAGCATCGTCGTATCTACCCCAAGCCGTTCGGAAAGGTCGCCGATAGTCGCGAACTTTTCTAGGGCGTTTGCAAAGCCTTGAATCATTTTCCCGGCAATAGCCGCCGCGCCCAGGCCTCCGGCAATCCCGCCGGCAAGGGACGACGAGAACTCCTTACCGTATCCCTTCAACTGGTTAAGGCCGGTCCTAACAGAGGAGCCGTCGAAGGTAGCCTTTACTTTAATTTCTGCCATTGGAGCGAGGTTTGCGTCGGGGGGCGCGTGCGGCCTCCTCCTTTAACCGCTTAAACTCGTCGACGATAGACTTAGACTTTTCTAGCATTTCCTCCTCTTCGGTCGTCATTATTTGGACTTCGGCTCCGCGGCGGATTTGGTCGGCGGTATAGTAGAAGATCGCGCGGCCTTCGGGCATTGACCAGGCTTCGGCTTCGCTAAACCCCATAGACATTAAACCGATAACGACTCCGAGGGTCCAATGTATGCCGGAATCGGTCCCGCCGCCTTCGCGCGATTTCCAGATCGCCGGCCCGGTTGTGTAGTCCTCCAGGTAGGCCGCGAACTCGATAGCCCCGCGACGAATCAGAAAGGGGTTTTGAGCAAGCCGGAGGTTTAGCCATTTGTCCCGCCAGGTCGCCCGCTTTAGGTCGAAGTTAAGGCCGTCGGTTTCGACGACGCGCAAGGCTAGGACGATATCTTCCCGGCGAATCTCCTCTCCCGACTTGAGAATCGGCGACCCTATCGTTTCCAGAATCAGCCGATGACGGAGGCTAAAAGGAAAAACCTTCCGCCCCAGTATTCGCCGGGACGGAAGGCAAAGGAACGCGGTTAAATATCGGTCGTCATTCATTCGACGACCGTAGCCTTAGCCAACAGGCGCGGCAACTGGGAAAGTTCCGTAGGAAATCCCGCGCATCGAGAACTTGCAGAAACCCTTTTGATCGTAGGCCTTAGAACGGCTTTCGATAATATACTCGATAGAACGATAATTAAAAGTTCCGCCGGCTTCGGGCAAGGTTCCCGCGCCTTCTAGCAAGGTGCAGTTAAGGGTGATCGTCTTGCGCGGGTCGCTTTGACGGTGCGTAATCGTCTCGCCGTTTTCGTCCTGCATCACATCGTTATTACCGAACTCTTCGCCTTCGTCGGACGAGTTGACGATGAGCAAGGCCGAAGGGCTTTCCGCGCCGTCGGCTCCGTAGACGATCGCGGTTCCGTGGGTAATAGGTTCGTAAGGCATAGCGGGAGATTTTCTAACCGCTTACATTCAACCGGCGAGGCCGACGCAAACCAGGGCGCGAAGGCTAATCGTATTGCCCAGTTTGCGACCCTCGCGGCTTTCCGCGTCGTCCCCTAGGGTGATATCGTAAAGGCGGCTTCCCGCGGGCCAGGAGGCCTTTACCGAGGCCGTCGCGCGTAGCGCGTCGGTTAGGGCGGCAAGTCGTTCCTGGTGCGCGTCAAGGGCGGCTTGGTCCCCCTGCGGATCGTCGGCGGAACTGAGGAGAATAACTTGAACCTCTACCGAGTAATTCCCTAGGCCTTCGGGAAGGCCGTCGGGAACCGTCGCGCCGGCGGCGTAGACGATTGCAACCGGCAAAGGGCGGTCGTCGGTCGATTGACCAGGGACGACCGAAAGGCCGGAGAGGACTTCGGTTTCCGTAGCGAAGGCTTCCAGGTAAGCGACTAGGGCCGCTTCGACGATAGGGCGAGGAGAGGACATAGGGGGAAATTATTTTCGCGAGGCTTTAGCGGCAAGGTCTTTTAAGGCTTCGGCGTATTCGCGGCGCATCATTCGGGCGCGGAATTGGACCGCGTTAGATACCGCGGAGACGCGGGTTGAAACTCCGTTCTTGTCGGCTATCCGGTTCGCGATCGCGACCGAAGCGACCATCCGTTCGGCGGAAGAATAATCCTCAGAATAGCCGGTCGACTCATCCGCCGCCGCCTTAATCCAGGCTGGAATCTTCCGGTGATTCTTCGCGTCGGGTAGGCTTTTAATAGCGACAAACCAGCCGGCCTTTAACTTACCGACGCGGGCCTGGACTTGCTCGCGATAGGAGGCGATTCCGTCCCTTCGGACGAAATAGTTATTAGATTTGTAGCCTTTCGGAACTCGGCCTTTTCCTGCTTTCGCTTGTTGATGGAATACGCGGTTAAAGTTGTTGTGAATACTAACCGAACCTTCCGCCTTAGCGGACTTCGAAAGAACGCGTTTGAATTGGTCGAAGTCCTCTTGTCCTCGCGACAAAAGCATTTTTTCCAGAACTCCGCTTCTTCCGGTAATCGCGGCGAAAATCGAAGAAAGAGTCGCGTTTGATTTTTGGCCTTTGTGGACGGCTTCCGCCCAGCGCGTAAACGCCGAATAGTTATTCGACGCGGCAATCGCGCTTGCCGAAATACTAGAGGCGGGGGTGTATACTTGCCGGATATCCAGGGCGACAGCGCGCCGACCTTCTTCTCTTGCGGCGGGAGTTAGGCCTTTGCCGATACCTGGGGGAGTCCGTTCCATAATGTCGACGGCGAGGAGGACGACTTGCCGGCGGAGCGTCTTACCGGCAAGTTCGGGGTGCAAGTCGGCTAGCCTTTCGAGTTCCTGGTCGAAGGCCTTTAGATCGGCTTGGAGGTTAACCGCCATCGTTCAAGCGTCCTCGGATTGAGTCCGGCAAACAATCCAAAGCGAAGAGGAACTCCGAGGGTCGACGGTAATAACGCGCCAGGTTTCGCCGGCGTAGTCGATTAGGTCGCCGGTCTTAGCGTGTTCGGTCGCGAAGAAAGAAAGGGTCGAAAGGAACTTGAACTCGAAACCGGTTGCCTCGACAAACCCGCCCGCGGCTAGGTTCTCGGCGGCGTTCGGGTTGGAAACCATAGCGACCAGGCTAGCGGTTGCGCCACCTTGCCGGCGGTAGGTGACGGTTCGCCCGCCTTCCGCGGCGATCTCGGCGCAGTCGTTCTTAAAGTCGTCGAAGATTGAGGGCATATTTTATTGAGAAGAGAGAGGTAGCAAAGGCGAAGCCGGAGGCCTCGGTCGGGAATCGCGTTAATCCTTTTACGGCTAAAGCGAAGGTCTTTCATAAAAAGAAAAGGGAGGCCAAGCGGCCTCCCTTCGTTCCCGGTCTTGCCGCGACGATTAGGCCGCGGTGTCGACGAGCGGAATAATGGCGTTCTTATTCGCGAGCGTCACGCCGTAGATCCATTCAGCGCGGAGGTAGTGCTTGCCGTCCTTGGGATCCCAGAAGGTCGTCACGGCGAAGTTAAAGCCGGTCTGCGGTTCGACGGCGACGGCGACATTAGCCGAGGTCGCGAGGGCGACTTCGGGGCGGCGGGTAGCGATACCGAACGCGCCGGCGGTAGCGGCGAAACCGTGGAGGGTTTGAGCCGTTTTCCAAAGAGACGCGCCGAGGAGATTGGTTTCGAAGGTGTCGAAGCCGGAGAGTTTGCCAACCACACCGGAGCGGATGACGGAAGCGTCACCAATCGAGTATTGCTGGGCAACGGTGTTGTCGCCCAGGAGGGCGGCGTTAGCGTCGGCGGACAACCAGAGGGTGCGACCAGCGGCCTTGAACTTAGCCTTAGTCGCCTTCTTAGCCAGGGAGACGGCGTTAGCGCGGGCAAGGTTAGCGATACCGGCAACGGTTTCCTTCGGAGCCGAGCCGCCGAGGTTGGTTTCGGTCACAAGGGCGAAGAGATCGGCATACATCTTTTCGACGACGGCGGTAGCCATAGCCGGAGCGAACTCGTTGCGGACCTTGTTAACGGTGAACTCGACAGCCTCGGAAGGCTTGAGTTCAATCTGAACATAAGTCGGCTCGCCGAGGGTGACATTAACCGCGGTCGAAGCCGCGCCGGAAGAGGTATAACCATCGTCGTAAGTCTGAGCCGTGAGGCCGGTGACAAACGAGGACTTAACGGTCTTGCCGCCGCCGGCGATATCGTTCGAGAAGTCGATCGCGATACCGGAGGCCTTGATATTCGGGAGAAGAGCCGTCAAAGCCGGGACCATTTCCTGGGAAAGGATTTCGGCGGAGAAGTTTTGAAGAGCGTTAGACATATATTTTGATTAGGTGAGAGTTAGGGAAAAAGGTTTTAGCGCTTAATACCGACGATAATGTCGCGGTGCTTTTGGTAGAAGTCGGCCTTAGCAATAAGGTCCTTCATCGAGAAGAACTCGGAACGGATATCGTCGGCGGACTTGTTGGCGGTAGCGTCGGCCTTCGGCGCGGCTTCGATTTCGTTAACGCCGACCGAGGAAGCGATTTCCGCGGCGCGGGCTTCGGCGGTCTTAGCGTCGGCCTTCAACTTCGCGGCTTCTTCGGAAACGGCTTTAGCCGTAGCGTTGAGAGCGGCGAGAGTTTCGTTAGCCTTAGTAAGTTCGGCCTTAGCCTGGTCGCGCTCCGCCGTAAGGCTAGCGACGACGGCGAGGGCCTTATCGTGTTCGGCGGTAAGGCTAGCGAGGGAAGCGGTAGCCTTAGCGAGTTCGTTTTCGAGGGTCATAGAGTTTCCTTTTAAACCGCCTAGACTTTACTCGGAGGCGGGTTCCGATGCCGGCGCGGGGGTTTCCTGGGCCGGCTTTTCTTCGGCCTTCAACTTCCCTTCGGGAATAATCCAGAACTTACAAACCGCGGTCGCCGCGATCTCGCCGTCGACGATTTCGCAACCGCCGCCGCCGACATAAAACGGACAGTTCTCGCAAGCGATACCGCGGGCGGCAAAGGGGTTCTCCGCCATATAATGGGAACCGTTCGGGCCGTCGGTTTGGTCGAACTTGCCGAACTTTTCGACGACTCCCTCTAACGCCGAATAAATAGCGGACTGCCGTTTGCTAAGGGGAACGCCGGCGGACTCGACTTCGGTTTCGGTTTCGTCGGTAGGCTCCGAGGTTTCGGTTTCGGTTTCTGGCATTTCTAAGGCGGCAAGCGCGCCGGCGGGCTTAACCGCAGATCGGCTAGCCTGGGTATCGGTTGCGCCCAGGCGGGCGAGGAGTTCTTCGCGGTTGCGAACTAGGCCGGTCACGAAGCCGCGGGCCGCGGCGCGCTTACCGGTGAAGGTTTGTCCTTCAAGGTCGTCGGGGTTAATCCGCGAACGGACCGCGAGAACATCGGCTTTAAACTCGTTATGAAGGTCAATAACCTCGGCTTGGATCGCGGCGCGCGCGTCGTCGCTTAGGCTTAGGCCTGGGATTTGTCCCTTATATTTGCCGGACTTAATCACTTCGACCGAGATTCCCTTTGCCTTGAGTTCGCCGGTTCGGTCGAGGACCGGAACGAAAACGCCGACGGAACCGATTGCGGGAGTCGAGGGGGTAGCGAAATATTGCCCAGCCTGGGAAGCCATCCAGAAAGCGGCGGAGGCCGCTTGACCGAACGAAATCACCGGCTTGGTTTGGTTAATCTCTCGGATTCGGTGAGCGACTTCGGGAACGCCGGCGACCGTCCCGCCTGGGGAATTAAAGTCGAGGAGAATAGTTTTAACCGAAGGGTCGGCGGCGAACGCGTCGAGGCTTGCTTCGACCTGGTTAATGTCGACCGCGCCTAGCATCGTGTCGACCGGACTTAGGTTCTGACCGATCGGGCCTTTAACTGGGATAATCCCGACCGAACCGCGGCGTTCCGCCTTGGGCTGGGAGGCTTGGATTAGGTCGAGAAGGCCGGAAGCCTTAGCCGCGTTCAAACCGCCCGCCTTGTCGATTTGTGCAAGTTTGTCGGCGGCTTCTTCGGTCCAGGCTTTAGCCTTGTCGCCCAGGATTAGGTTATAGGGCGCGGACTTAATTTCGGAAAGGTAAGACATTGGATTAAATAGGTTCGTCGGTAGGCGATTGCGGTTCGATAGATTCGGGAGTTTCGTCGGCCTGGTCGGTCCCCTGGACCGTTTCGGTCGGAGTCGTCGGGGCGGTCGGGGCGACGGCCTCGCCGGAAATGATATTCGCCGCGGTATCCGCGCCGGCGGAGACGATCGTTTGAAGCGGGTTATAAATCTCGGACTTGGGAACGCCCCATTTAGCCGCGGCCTTGGCAATCTTCGCGGCAATCTCGCCGCGCTTGTCGAGGTGACGGTCGAGGTTCCCGCCAGTCTCGCCCAGGTAGTCGGAAAGAAGGCGAGTCCCGAAGGCGAGTTCTTTAAGGTTCGCGTTAGTGTCGCGGGCGAAGTCGACCGTTAGACTCTTCGGGGTAATCCAGGCAACGCGGTTCCAATTCTTAACGGCGCGAAGTTCGCCGGTCTTAATGCCGTAGCCGATAACGAAACCCCAGGTTGGGGTCATAAACCGATGCGCGAGACAATGACCGCGCGTAGCAAAGCGGCGGGCGGCGCGCTGGACGACTAGACGCGTCGCGGCTCCGCCGGCGCGGGCCGGATCGAAGAGGAACTCCGCGGGGATACCGGAGCCGGAAAGGGAGGAGCGGGTTAGCCAATCGAGGGAGGCTAGCAAATTGGGCGAAGGGCGGTTCGATTCGATTTGCTTAATTTCCTCACCAGGGGAACCGAACATCGTAATTCCGCCAGTCTCGTCTAAGGCCGCTTTATCGGCGGGGTTATTCGGGTTAGCAACGGCTCCGCCGGCGAGGAGGGTATCGTCGTCGTCGGCTTGGCCCGAATTGCGGATAACCATTCGGATAACCTCGCCCGAAAGTTTTGCGTTCTTAATCTCCTGGTTAAGGAGTTCGTTAATGTCTTGAAGGCCGGAAAGGGCGGTCGAGTGAGGGGGAATCCCGCGGGAACCCGAAACCGAGTCGGGTTCGAAAATATGCATCACCGAGTTAGCGGGAATATCCCTAACGCCGTAGGCCGTAAGAATACGGTAGTAAAGGGGGCGACCGTAGCGGTCGGTTTTAATGCCGTCGGGGAAGTCGTTAGAATCGCGTTCCGCGCCGGCTCCGATCCTATGCCCTTCCAGCATTTGCAAGCGCGGGCGACCTTTCCAGTCCAGGACCTTGACGACGAATAGTTCGCCGTCTCGGTCGATTGACCGGCAAACCAAGTTCTGAAGTTCGACCAGGTTAAATCGGTTGGTCACTTCGGGGCGGTTGGCCCATTGGTTGAAATAGGCTTCGGCCTCTTCGTTCCAAGCCGCGTCGTCGGACTGGGCTTCGGGTTGGATTCCGGTATCGCCGACGCAATAGGTCGAGAACGCGTCGACGATCGCGCGCATCGTGCCGGCGTTCTTTTCGAGCGCGCGGGTTTGCCGGACGAGTTCGGTTCGTTCCCAGGTCGAGATTTCCTTCCGGGCTTCGGTAGGGGTCGAGTGTTGCATTACCCCACGAACCGAGGAGGTCCCGGCTTGCCAATAGTTGCCGCCGCTTACTTCGCCGTTAGCGCGAGGCAAAGGTCGCCCAAAGGCATAGGCTAGGCGTTGAAAGAATGAGGGTTTAGGGCGGGCCATAAATTAGCGACCAGGGCGACGACCGCGGAGGGAACCTTGGACGACGCGACGCGCGAAGCCGTAGGTTTCGGGGTCGAGTTTCCGGAGGGCGAAAACCGCCTCCTCGTAAGCCTCGCGCGGGGTAATACCTGGGAAGGTCTTAGAGACGGAAGTTCCGGCCTCGGACCAAGAAACAATAACTTGGCCCTTCCGAAGGGAAGCGAGCGCGTCGCTTTTAATCGAAAGCAAGGTCGCTTCGTCCTCCATCGTGAAAAGTCCTTTTGCCATAAACTACCGCCTTTATTCAACCGATTCCCCTTCGTCGTCGGCCTCGGCTTTCGCGGGGGATTCGACGGCTTCGCCGGCGGAAGGTTTCTTCGTTTGACGGTCGACCAGGCGGAGAAGGTAGGCCGGCAATAGTTGGAGGGTTTCGCAGTCGAAAAGGTGATTAGCGCGGTTTCCGATTTGTTCCCAGATCGGCTTTCCGTCCCGCCGGCGACGGCGGACCTCGGAGGCCATTTGGTCGGAGTAGTCGTCGCCCGCGTCTATCGGGAAAGTATGCGTTCCGGTAAGCCTTAGACGGAATAACGCGTCTTTAAAGTTGAGGGTCGAGAAATAATAAAGGCGGCAGTTCGAACCGGTAGCGACCGGGCGGGGTCGCGAGTAAAAGCGGAACACCGTCTTAAACCCCTTGGGGGTTTTCAGTTTCCAAGGAAACTCCGTTTTCTTCGAACCGCGCGTCGCGATCCAACCGCCGAACTTAGCGCAAGCGCGGAATACCTCTTCGGACCGGTCGCCCGCGTCGACGAAAACAAATAGGTTGGAAACCTCCCATTTCTCGCGGAAGGCCGCGACCTCTTCCCAGGAAGAAACGAATAGCCAAGCGACCAGGCGGGAGGAGCCGTTCGTCGACCAGGAACGAACCAGGCAATAAAAGCCGTTCCGTTGACAGTCGACGGTGAGGAACCGGAGTCGGATTTGGTTAGGATCGGCGGGGTCGAATCGGTCGACTAGGATTCGGCTTTTAGTATCGACCCCTCCCTCTTCGTCCCAGGCTTGGCCCAGGCGGTAGTCCGAGGCCTTGAAGTCGGATTGATAGTTCGCGACCTCCTCTTGATACATTCGCGCGAGTTCCTTTTGAACGAAAATCTTTCGCGGGATAGGGTCGGCCTTCGTTTCCCATTCAAGCGACGCGCGCGCCCATTTCTCCGCGAGATAGCCCCAGGGCCGGCCTACTAGGGCGTTCCAGGTAAAGCCGACATTCTCCGCGGAAGCGTTGCCGTTCTTCGGGACATAAACCCCGCCGGCGTTTAACTGATACCTTACCGCGTCGGTATCGTCGAGCAAGCCGCCGCAGGATTGGCAAGAGTAGCGAGTCCCTAGGCGAATCGCCTTAAAGTCGAAGCCGTCGTCGGTCCGGCAGTTGTCGGGAAGGGTTATCCCTTTCCAGTCGTAAGGCTGGACGAACCGACAGCGCGGACAATGGAACGACCAGGCGCGGCAGTCCGTCGACTGCCAAAGGGTGTCGAAGTCGTCGCCGGCCTCCGATCCTTGCGACGCGACGACCGTTTTAGCGAGGTGCTTAAACGCGTTCGTTCGGGCCATAGCCTCGGCAAGGTTGCCTTTCTTTACCTTCCAAGCCTCATCAATAAACAACCAACGGACCGACTTAGATTGCAAAGGGTTTTCGGACTTCGCGCCGTCGACCCATACTTGCGCGCCGTTAACGACTAGGCTATTCCAGGTCCGCGCGCGGGCCGGCGGCATTAGCGGGGCGAGGTCCGAGTTTTCGGGCCACAAGCGGAGGAGCCGAGATTCGGACCAGGTGCGGGCCGCGTCGCCGGTGTGCGTTAGGTAGAAAGTCGGACCTGGGTATTTAGCCAGGGCGACCGTTCCGGCTAATTCCATAATTAGCGACTTAGCCAACTGGACCGCGGCGAGGATTACGACGATCCGCTTTTCGGGGTCGAAGATTGTTTCGAGCGGTTCCCGAATCCAAGGGGTTTCATTTACGCGGAAGCGACCGGTATTCGGAGAATAGGGGACCGCGGTTTGCGTTCGTTCCAGGTAATCGACGACGGAAGTTAGGTCGTCGGGCGCGAGGCTTTGCCTAAGCAACCGCTCGAAAGAAATACCCGCGTCGGGTTCTTCGCGAAATAGGAGGTTCATTTTTAACCTTTGGTAATTCCGTCGTCGTCGACCGCCGGCTCGTCGGCTTCGCCGTCGTCGTCGGGAGTTCCGATCGGCGCGGAGTCGTCGTCCGCTTCGGGGTCGTCGGGAAGGGTTATCCCGCCGAAGTCCTCGCCGGTAAGGGATTGGACCGAGGCCGAGGCCGAGTCGCTAAGTTTCTTTTGAAGGCGGATTCTTCCCTCGCGAAAAGCCTTCATAGCAAGTCCAGGGTTCGAAGGGTTAGCCAAGGGTGCGACCTCGACCTCTAACCTTTCGAGTTCCGAGACGAGCAAACCGAAAACCTTTCGGAATCTTTCAAGGGCGGTCGCCCGAAGGATTAGGGTCCGCGACGCGATCAGTTCGGCGCGGGCCTCGCGTCTAAGTTTTGCGTAGGTATTAACGGCTTTGTCCAGGGTATCGGAAGCGGCCTTAACCTTTTGCGGTCCGAGGTTCTCGCGCATAGCGCGGGCTAGGCCGTTTCGGGCTACGGTGACGATTCGGAGTTGATATTCGACCAGGGTTTCGAGGGAGCCGGGGTCGGCGTTGCCTTCGGACTTTGCCGGCGAAGGTTCCGCGTCGGCCTCGGCCTCGCCCGCCGGCGACGGCGCGCCGCTATCGTTCGCCCGCTTGTTTGCCCATATCGCGGCCCGCCCGCTTCGACCGTCCCGCCAGGCTTCCGCGGCCTCGATTGAGTCCAAGGGCAAACCCTCCTTAATCAGTTGTGAAACCCGACTCGGACTAATATTCCAGCGGTTCGCTAAATCGGCGTTAGTGATCGGCATTAGAGGGAATCGGAGTCGAGTTCGAACCCGCATTTAGGGCAGGATCGCGGGCCGGTAGAATCTCCGTCCCCCTCTTTATCGTCGGGCAAGGCTTCCTCGACCGCGGCTAAGGCGGCGATTTCGTCGTCGGTAAATCCCGCGGCCTCCGACAATTCGGGCGAGACTTCGCGGACGGCCTCCAACTCGGAAAGCAATAGATCTTCATTCCATTCCGCCAACTCCGCTAGGCGGTTATCGGCGAGAATGTAGGCGCGCGCTTCGTCGTCGCTAAGGTGCGGAACCATAATTGCGGGAACCGTCCGCAAGCCGACTTGCAAGGCGGCATAGGTTCGACCGTGGCCCGCGAGGAGCCGACCGTCGGGGCGAATAATCACCGGGTTAACGAAACCGAATTGCCGGATTGAAACGGCTAGCCGCGCGATTTGGTCGGGCGAGTGAACGCGCGCGTTCCTGGGATCGGGGGAAATGTCCGTTAAGGGATAGTTCGGAACGAACTTGATTTCGTGGGGTAGGGGATTCACCCCAGGGTTATCCCCTGGGGGGGTTGGCAAGGCTGGACCGGTCGGGCTAGGCATAAGAGAAAACAGGGGGTTTTTAAGGGTTTTCGAGTTTCGCGACCCTACACCCCCGAAAAATGCAAGGGGTGTCGATTTCGGCTAACGCCCGGATGCCGTAGGGGGGTAATAGATTCCTTAGCCACCCCCCTATTCCGTGAGCGGAAACAGGCCGAGAAAGCCTTTGCATCGGTCGGATGACCTTTCGGATAGGTCGGGAGGGATACCCCCCTAGAATCCAATCCTAGGCGGTAATCGGGAATCCGTCCCCCTATCGAAGTTCGGCTAGTCATTTGATTGGGAAGGCTTGGAAGGTTTCTCCGGCTTACGAGAGCCGACTAACTTAGCGCGACCGGCGGGGCCGTGATAGGTGTCTAGGGGTAGGTCTAGAAACTCGCGAACCTCTCGGACCTTCTTACTGACTGCGGCCTGGGATAGGGAGAACTTGCGGGCGAGGTCGACGGCCTTAGTCCGCTTGGTATCGGGAAGGCCTATCGCGATCCGAACGACGGCGACGCGAAACTCGGTCGGGGTTGTGGCATCGTGGGGGGTAAGGTCGAACGCGCTAACAATCCGGTTAGCGAGTCGGAGGAAGTCGTTTCGGGAGAAAATGGGGAGGTCGTCACCGTCGCCGAATCCGTCGGGGTCGGGCCGTTCGTCGGGAGCGGCGTTAGTGTCGACCTGGGAAGAGTCTCGACCGTCTAACTTTTCGTTAGTGAGGGAGAATGTCCGCCCGCCGTTTGCCTTAGTGGAAAGGCAAGGGTCGACCGCGAAAGGTTCGTCGGGGTCGAACCCCTGGGCGATAAAGGACCGGCGCGTTTCCTCCGGTAGGCTATCGAAATAGACCCGGAACTGTTTTCGGAGGTCGCGCGCTTTGCTCATTTCTTGGGCGGGTTAGTCAAGGTCGGCGGGTTCGGCGGCGCGAAAGGCGAGACGACGGCGCAACCGAAGGAAACTAGGACAATCGGACGGCCTTTCGCTTTATAGCGGCGTTCGGCTTCCAGGTCGTCGAGTTGGGAAAGTAGTTTAGCGCGGTCGCCGTTGCCCAGGATCGCGAGAACCGCGTCGACATTATAAACCGCGTTCCCGCCCGGTTCGGTCACGCCGGCGAACGCGCGGTCGAACTTCTCCGGCAATAGGTCCTTTCGATAGAACGCATCTAGGACCGGGCCGTTAGCGATAGGCGCAAGGCCGACCAGGTTAGAGGGGGAAGGCTTGGCGGGTTTCTTAGCCATTTCGGACGGCGGAAGCGAGTTGCGGGAACTGGGCAAGGATTGCCGGCGAAAGGTTGAGGTTCGGCGGGAGGAAAAGAATGTCCTCTAAGCGGACGATATTTCGGTTAATCCAATAGACGCGGGAAAGAACATCGGTCGAACGGATTAGATCGAAGTTCGCGTCGAAGTTGCGCGCGCCTTTGTATTTGAGGAAGCCGGCGGCGGAAATCTTCGCTAGGTGAATATGGACCGAATTAGTCGACGCTAAGTTAAACGCGTCCATAATCTCGCGATAGGAGGGCCAAAGGGAATTAATCCGACGGTAGATAAGAACCCAAGCGACGATTTCGGCTTGTCGGTCGGAGATATGGGAAGCGGGCCGGCGAGGGCGACCGGAAGGCTTGGCGATTTCCTGGGCGGCGTTAGCCTGGTCGGGAGTTAGTTCCGTATAGGGGACGGCTAGGGTTTTGTCCTTAAAGGGGTTAATCTTCATTTGTTCGGGTTAAAGGGGGTTTCGGATTTGTCGCGGGCTTCGGTATAATCTTCGACGGCTTCCGCGATCTCGTCGTCGGAGACGCGGTTTAGGTGGCGGAGACAATACCAAAGGCCGTCGCCGGCTTCGCGGAGGCCGGCTAACTTGCGTTCCAGGTCTACGACCTTGACGGCTAACAAGGCGACTTCGGCGTTAGCCTTTTGAGCGTCGGTCCAATCGCGGCGGTTGCTCACGGCTTCGCGCCTTTCGCGTTTAGCCAAACCAAAGCGTAAGCATTTTTTCCGGGAGTCTCTAGGGTCGTGCAGTTGCCCAGGTAATCCCGCGCTTCGTTAATTACGGTTTGGAGCCGCTCGACCTCGGCTTTTAGGCGGGCGTTCTCCGTCTGGAGATCGTAATTTTCTTTATACGAATCCTCAAGTTTCCTCTGCCAGAAAATCAAAAGATGCTCTTTCACGACTGCACCCCCTTGGCGGCGTGCCAATCTAATCGCAGTTGTGCCTCAACAAGTCCGTATTTATTCCATTGTGAGATAATCGCATCCCCAGCATTGGTCAGCCGCTTGACCTTTGCCTTGAGGCAGGCGACTGCGGCTTTCTCATCCCGGTGCATATTTGTGAATAGTTCCAAGGCGGTCAGCGGGTCGTATAGTCCATCTTTCTCGCCACCTCTACGATACCGCTCGACCTCGGCCTTAAGCCGGGCGTTCTCGGCTTCAAGTTTGCGGATATGTCCAACTACCATATCAACGCAATCGGAGTCGACTAGGTGCTTAATGCTTTGCTCGCTTACTTCGACTTTCATAGCGTCGAACCGTCCTCCGGCTTGGATCCGAACGGCTTAGGGTCGCAGTCGAAGAGGTTGGGAGAAATGTCCAGGCGGCGAGGTTCGGCTTTAAGGTTCCGATAATGGGCCGCGGCGAGTCCGGCCTTAACGGATACCAGGCGAACCAATAACTTCGAATCGGTTAGTTCGGTAATCGCCTCGGACATAACTTCGCAAAGCGCGTCGAGTTCGCGGACCTTTGCTTTAGCGGCCTTTGCTTCGGCTTCGGCCTTAGCGAGTTGTTCGCTTGCGGCCTTATATGAGTCGTTCAAAACCGATTTCTCTAACTTTAGGAGCGTGAGTTCGTCCGGGCGTTCCTCCGGATCGGCTATGTCGGAACAATCGTCGTCGTCGAGATAGTCGGTTTTAGAAGGCTCGGAAGGTTCGACGCGCGGGCCGGTATAGTTGGGGTTATCCAACTTAGCCATTTCCTTACGCGTCAACTCGGCGGCGAACTCTAGGGCGAGTCTCTGTTCGTTAGTGTGCGCCCAAACTGGAACCGTTCGGTAAAGGCCTGGGGCGTTCGGGTAGCGAATAGAATACGCGGAGGACTCAGTAAGCCAACCGTCGCGGAGTTTAATTTCCGACCAGGACTCCGCCTTGCAAAGGATTTGCCCAAGGGTTTTAGACAAATGCGAGTGAGCATAAAGCGAACCGGACCAAAGCGCGTTTTGGTCGATTTCTGGGACGATAGTTTCGAGAATATCCGGGAAGGTCCGCAGGATTCCTGCGGCAATATCAATTCGGACCTTATCGGCTACCGCGTTAATTTCTGTTTTATCCATAGGTTAGAACCTTTCGAGGTTAACTAGCGCGGTGTAAATGTCGCGGACCGCGCCCAGGCCTCCGCTAACCTGGTAAGTTTGCCGGATGAAATCGGCGAGTTTGCGGAAGTCGGCGACGGTCGACGCGTTAACGGCGTTCTCGTCGCGTAGCCGGCTAAGTTCGTCGCGGAGTTGGCGGTTTTCTTTATGCAAATCGGCGGCGAGACGCGCGAGGCCGGCAAGATCGGCGTAAGCGCGCGCGCGGACGGCCTCCGTAATCTCTCCGACCGCGTGTTCCTTTTCGAGGTCGCTCATTTGTTCGCGGAATCCTTGGAGTCGATTAGGTCAAGCAACTGGTTTTTGAGTCCATAAACCCGCTTGTAGGTCGCCGGCTTGCCGAGTTCGGCCTGGTCAATCGGGCGCAGTTCGACCGTGAACTTATACTCGCGGATTCCGACCTCGGGAATAATCGGGATTCCTTCGGCGTTAATGCTTTCGACGATATAGAAACGACCGTAGGCCTTGAAATAGCGACCGACGGCCTGGGCGAATAACTTGGAATAGGCCGCGTCGAAGGTCGCGGTTAGGGTGATCGTCGGGTTTTTGACGATTGCCGGCTTAACCGGCTTTGCTTGTTTGCTCATTTATGGGGGGGTGGGTTGGAGATTAGAAGGGAACGCCGTCGGAGTCGGGCGAGGGTTCGCCGGCGGGCGAGGAAGGCGAACGACCGAAGGCGAGGTCGAGGGAGTCGCGCAAGGCCTGGTCGGACTCGGAAACCCGACCCTTATAAGGCTTTGGGATATAGTTTTCGAAATACCAGAAAAGGGAAAGCGGCGTGAGATCGCGGAGCCGTTGACCTTTGTTCTTTCCGAAGGGGATAACCGCGTCGAGGTGCGGGCCGTCGACGATGGGGGGAACTTCGGGCCGCGGTCCGCTAGCCTGGGC